AAAAAAACACTAATATATTTTTTAAAGTTCAACATCATTTATGGATTGATAATAAAATTCCATTTAAAGTATATGGTAATACATATAATACAAGAGATGGAACGTGTATAAGAGATTATATTTTTATTGATGATCTTGTGAAAGAACATAGTAAATATATAAATCAAAATAAAAATAATATAATAAATATTGGAACTGGAAAAGGTATGACTGTTTTAGAGTTTTTACAAATGTATAATATAACAAATTATATTATAGTTGATAAAAGACCTTCAGATGTAGATATATCTATTTGCAATTATTAAATATAATTGAATATAGTAAATGATTTTAATTAAAGATAATTTTAATAATGTAAATCTTAATCTGGATATAATTTACAAAAAACTAATATTTCATAATAAATCTTTAAATGAAAAAGGTTTAAAATCTAAATTAACGTGTGTATCTGGCTATTGGATCATCAAAAACAAACATAATAATAGTTATAATAATTGGTTCGAAAAATCATTAAGGATTAATTGTCCTTATATTTTTTTTGGTAATAAAGAATCAATTAATTTAGTTAAAAAATATAGACGAGAATTACCCACACATTATATTGAATATAATATTAAAGATTTTACAAGTTATAAATATAAAGATAATATGATAACTCATAATGGTCATTGTCCATCTATAGAATTAAATTTAATATGGAATGAAAAAATATTTATGATAAAAAAAGCACTTGAAATTAATCCTTTTTCATCAGATTTTTTTGCTTGGGTTGATTCTGGAATATGTGTTTATAGAAACAAATCACCACCAACAATACCGTTTCCTAATATTACTAAATTAAATAATTTACCTAAAAACAAATTTATATATTCTTCATCAAATAGTTTTAATGAAACTAGGTTTCAAAAAGGTAAATATCATTTACATCATCATATAAGTGGAACAAGTTATATATTACATAAAGATATCATTAATCAATTTGTTATGTTATATAGTAAATATTTAAAATTAATAGATAAAAGTGATATTTGGACTGATCAAGTAATTTTAACTTTAATATATAAAGAACATCCTGATTTGTTTTATAAATATTCAGATGGATATGGAACAATATTAACAGATATGTATTAAAGTTTAATTTGTATGTTGATTTTTTAGAGTTTCATTTAATATTTCATTAGAATTTCTATTTTCAAAATATGACATATTCATTTGTTTTTTTGTGCAAAAGTTATTAACATCGCCTATTATTAATTTTTTATTTTTAAAATATTCCAAACTTTGAATAGAATAATGATTTATAACTAAATTACTTGGACCATTTTGATTAACAATTTTTGATTTGCCATTGATAGAATGAGAATGAATGCCAAAATTAATAAAGTCGCTACTTTTGAATCCAGATTTATGAAAAATATATGGTTTAGATTCATCATATTTACTTCTATAAACAAAATTTTGAACAACATTATCAGGTTGTATTATAAAATTACTACTACCAAAATTATGCATTTCAATATTAATTTGCGAATAATTTTCATAATTTTTCAATATTTCTTTTACACCTTTGAACATTTAAAACGCTGACTAATTTAAAAAATCTTTATAATTAGAATTTTTGGTGTGTGGTGGTGGATGTTTATACATTAAATTACCATATATTTGTGTTCGTTGATATTTTAAATGATTATAATTTAATCTGATAGCATGTAATGTTGGTGGATTATTATCAGGATGGAAAATTACCATTGAATTATTTTCACTCATTTTTTTTTATAGTATTACACCATTCCCAAGGAACCCAACAACGATTTACATCTTTATTTTTCTCCCAATATTCCTGAATATATTTATATTTATCTTTGAATTCTAATAAATGTGTATTACAATCTAAATTTTCTATTTCACTATTATTATTTATATTCAATAAATAAGTTAAACATTTTTGACGTATATCAGGGTGAGGTGATATTTCATATCCTGTTAAATTTTTTTGAATAGCAGATATTATAGTAGTTTCTTCATAAATCTTAAATTTTTCTTTTAAGGTTTTATGAAATTCATTACTATTCATAAATTCAAGCAATTTTTTAATTATTTTGTTTTTATAATTATGTAACCTAAATGTTATTCCAATATTTTCTACTGGATTTCCAGATGAATATTTTTTGTAATCATTCCAGCTTGAAGTACATCCTGGAAATCCCTGTATTTTCCAACCATTTTCTACTAGTTCTTTATATACTTCGTCGTTTGTTGTTTTTTCTTCAAAATGTATTTGTTTTTCATTACTAATTAATTGTAAATGTTCTTTTGATAAAAAATTCATAATATCTAAGTGAGGAAATGGGTAATATATTATTTCAGCATTTTTTATTTTTTCAATAATATAATTGAATTCCATTATATATATATATAATATTTTTTTACAGTATTTTAATTTAAGTTATTATAGTATATAAATGTCTACTCACAAAAACAGTGATTATAAATTATCAGCAGTTAAATACTATCTATCTCATTCTAATAGTCAAGTACAAACTTGTAAAATATTCGGTTGTTCTGAAAGAAGTTTAATGAGATGGGTAGATAAATACAAATCTACTAATAATATTACACGAAAGAAAAGAGATTATAAAGCGTATAAAATTACTAATAGTCATATTTCATTCATAAAGCAACAACTCAAACAAAATAAAACTATAACTATAGATCAATTGTTAGTCAAATTAAAAACTAAATATCCAAACCTAACACTATCAAGAGTTCATTTAGGTAGAGTTGTAAGAGATATAAATATCACACTAAAACAAACATGATTACGACATTTTCCAAAAACAAGATATAAAAACCTATTGTAATTAAAAATCAAATCAAGGAGTTTTATAGTAAAGTTAAACAATATAACTTAGATGATATTATTTGTATTGACGAAACATTATTAAACTCATTTATGATTAGAAGAAAATGTTATGAAGAATTAGGGAAAAGGTGTGTAGTAAAAACCGAAAGTCAAGAAGTTTTCAAAAAATATACTGGGATATTTGCTATTTCTTCAAAAGGTGTAATCGGTTATGAAATCTATAAAAAGGAGGGATTGATAGTAATAGAATGGTTAATTTTATTGACAAATTTATTAATGGAAAATACAAAAATAAATTAATCATTTTAGATAATGCGAGTAGTCATAGAAATCAACTTGTAAAGGATTAATTAAAAAGGATAATAAATTACTATATACTGTTCCATATCAACATTATACAAATGCGATAGAGGGATATTTTAATGTATTGAAATCCCGATTACAAAAGAAAAAGGGATTAACATATAATGAATTAGTTAATAATGTAAAAGATGTATTAGATGAGATTCCTATATATATTTATAAAAATCTTATAAAAAGAGCATATGATAGAAATGAAAAATATATAAAACGACTATCAACCAGAAAACGAAAACCTAAAAATATCTGGATTAAGTCAGCGTTTTAAATGTTCAAAGGTGTAAATTAGTTGTAAATGGAGAATATAAAAATTCATCTAAATCTAATACAAAAAACCATTTATATTTTTTGTTTTTAACAATGTTATAAAAATACTTATTATATAACAATATTTGTTTTCCAGTTTTATTTGTAACTATATTTGAATTAAAAATTGTAATAAAATTTATATCTAAGTAACATTGAATTTCTTTTTTATAATTATCTGTGCTATAATTGTTAATCATATATATATGGTCAACACCTCTACTTTTATAGTGTTCAATCCATTCTTTAAGACTATGAGATTCATTTTAAAACAAGTAAGTATTGCAATAGTATTATTACTTATTTTTATATATATATAAAATAAAAGTACATTTGAATGAACAATAAAAAATATGGAATTTTAGGATATACAACTATAAATATTGGTGATGATATTCAAAGTTTTGTTACAAGTACATTAATAAATATTAGTTATATTGTTAATAGAGATGATTATGATTTAGTATATGATTATAATACAGGACAATTAGTAAATAATTTAACAGAAACAATTTATTTAATAATGAATGGATGGTTTATGCATAATCTTAATTGGAAAACAGGTAGTAATAAAATTAAATTTCCTATTAAAAATAATAAAATTATACCTATATATATATCTACGTGTTTATCTAAAGATGTATCAGAATTATACACAAATGAATGTATTGAACATTATAAAAAATATAGTCCTATAATGTGTAGAGATAAAACTACTTTTAATTTATTAAAAAATAAAAATATCGATGTAGTTTTGTATGGTTGTCTTACTCAAATATTGAATATCGAAAATATTCCTGATAATACTGATTATGAAAAAAAATATAAAGATAGTGTAATTTACATAGATTGTTTAGAATATTGGAATAAACGTAATAAATGTGAAAAAGCTTATTATTTTGAGCATTATATTAATAAATTAGAAACTATGAATCCAAAAGACAGGATTAATTATGCGCAAGATTTATTATCAAAATATAAATACGCTAAAAAAATATATTCTAGTAGATTACACGCATTTTTACCTTGTAGAGCAATGGGATTAGATGTTAAATATGTAGGTGACAGTAATTATAGAGTATGCGAACTTATTAAGAATATTCCTGATAAAACAAAATTATTTGAAGAATTTTTACATAAAGTAAAGTAATATATTTAAAAAAATATATAATATATCATCAATATTTTAAGTTATTTTTTTAAATAAATAAAAAGGATAATCAAAATTCAATTTTCTACCGTCTTTATGATATTTAGTTACAAACCCAGTTTCTTTATATGAAGTATCAATTTTTTTATATCCCTTTTCAAAAATATCAGATTCACAAAATAAATATTTAGAATTATATATACAAAGATACCCATTTTTCACTAATAAATTATCTATAATATGTAAAGTATTATTAAAGGTATCAAATGTATATTTCCCTCATTTTCTGTCCATCTACATAAAACTGAATTAGCAAATATTATATCACTTTTATTAGGTATATTCCAAGGTATTGAATGATACACAATATTTCTATATTGATTTTTAATTTTATTATGAAAATAATATATTAATTACTTTAAATATTTTAAAAATAATTCAAGAATATAACATAAAACATTTAATATTTTCTTCATCTGCTTCAATACTAAATGATGACAAAACAATAACTAATGTAAATAATTTAACAAATCCATATGCTAAAACTAAACTAATTTGTGAAGAAATGATTAAAGATACCGCAACTACCAATAATTTTACTTATACAATTTTAAGATATTTTAATCCATATGGTTTTACGTTAGATATTGATATTATTCCTTTTATTGAAAAAAACACTAATATATTTTTTAAAGTTCAACATCATTTATGGATTGATAATAAAATTCCATTTAAAGTATATGGTAATACATATAATACAAGAGATGGAACGTGTATAAGAGATTATATTT